CTGGTTTAATTTCCCCACCAAACGATTCGAGAAGCCATGAAAACGACTGAGAAGCCCTCAAAAGGTCACCAAACGCCCATAGAAGCCCTCAATAGCCCTCAATCGGTTTTGGGTAGGGACGCAGACCTACAAATCCCGCTAATCGGCGTACAAACCCCGCGAATTCACACACCATTGAACGATTTACCTTCACGCGGGGGTGAATTGATCGACTTGGCGACTAGTTTGAAGATCGATCTCATGGAATGGCAGAAATTCGCACTTATCCACACCCACAAAGTCAAACCTGACGGCAGGTGGGCTTCACCCGTCAACACGATCGTGGTTGCGCGTCAGAATGGCAAATCGTTTTTGCAGCTAATCAGAATCCTGGGTGGTCTTTTCCTATGGGACGAAAATCTGCAAATCGGTTCGGCGCACCGCTTGTCAACGTCGCTTGAACAATTCAGGGCAATGGTTCAGATCATTGAAGGCAACGACAACCTGGCAAAACAGGTCAAGAAGATTCGCTGGCAACACGGTGGTGAAGAAATCGAGACAATGACGGGTAACAGGTTCATTGTGCGTGCGGGTGGTTCGGCTGCCCGTGGTGTTTCCCGACCTTCGACGATTCACTTGGACGAATTACGCGAAATGAATGACATTGAGAGTTTTGCGTCGCTTCGCTATACGCTCATGGCTGCACAAAATCCAATGGTCATGGCGTACACAAACGCGGGCGATTCTTCCAGCGTTGTGTTGAACCAGTTTCGTGAACGAGCATTGGCAAGCATTGCAGGCGTTGAGGACGACATTGGCTATTTTGAATGGTCAGCACCAACCGACGAAATCAGCGTTGAAAACGCACGGCACGCCAATCCGTCAATGGGCACATTGATTCACGCAGACAACATCAAAAGCGTGTTGAACGACCCCGCTGACGTGGTCATGACGGAAGTGTTGTGCCGCTGGGTTGTGGCGATCAACAGTGCGGTCGATTCTGCTTCATGGGGTAACTGCCTAGACAAAGCAGCTGATTTAGACATTGACAAATTGACGTGGCTTGCAATCGATCTTTCGCCCGATCGAAGACACGCCAGTTTGGTGGGAGCGCAGAAAATTGCCAATGAACAGTTCGTGGTGAAGTTGTTGCATACCTGGCAAAACGATCTTCAGTTGGACGACAAGGCAATTGCCAATGACTTGGCAGATTATGCGCGGAAGTATCCGACCGAATACGTTTTGTACAGTCGAAAAACCAGTGCAGCCGTAGCCGCGCGCCTTGCACCCGCAGGCATTCCCATTTTCGACATGGACGGGGTCTATCCGCAGGCATGCGACGAAATGTTGTCCGCGATCAATAGCGGTCGCCTGAAGCACCGTGGTCAAAGCCAGTTATCCGAAGAAGTTTTGGCGGCGGTTCAATTACGTCGTGGAGACGGCGGGTGGGTCATTGGGCGCAGGGCGTCACAATCGGTCGTTTGCGGGGCAGTGGCAGTTGCGCTCGCAACACACTTCGCGACACGCCCAGAGAATGATCTTGACATCATGGTGGGTTGATCGTATAAGCCTGACACAATTTGCAAATGGGTTTATTTGATCTATTTGTGCCAAAGGTTGCGGCTGCCGTTCCAGCTGCGCCTTTGGACGTTGACGCTTCACTTGCACCATACTTCACTGAAAATAATAATTTTTATTTTTACGGCATACAAAGCGCAAACCGTGCTGAAGCAATGTCAGTGCCAACAGTTGCACGTGCCCTGGGAATCATTCAAACGATTTCGTCATTGCCAATGCACACGCGCAATGAAGCAACAGGCGAAAAGGTAACGCAACCGCGCGTGATCAATCAGCCTGACCCACGAATTCCAGGTTCAACATTTTGGGCGTGGATTATTTCAGATTTGTTTTTCCATAATTCTGCTTATGGCTATGTTATGGAACGGTATGCGGACACGGGAAAAATTCGTGCAATGGAACGTGTTGCACCTGAACGCGTTTCAATCACAACAAACGCCAATGGCACGGAAATTGATTCTTACGAAATTGACGGAACACCAATTGACCCAACAAACCTAGTTGTTTTCCCAAACACGCAAGAAGGTTTGCTTGCCCGCGCTGGTCGCACAATCAAGGCGGCTGCTGCACTTGAAAAGGCTTCAATGAATTTTGCCAATGAACCAATTCCACAAATGGTTTTGAAATCAAATGGCACATCACTTCCAGCAGACCGCGTTGCAAAATTGCTTTCATCATGGCGCACTGCCCGCAGCAACAAATCAACCGCATTCTTAAATGCTGACGTAACGCTTGAAACAATTGGTTATGACCCAAAGAATTTGCAGCTGAATGAAGCCCGCAATTACGTTGCGCTTGAATTATCACGCGCATGCGGTTTACCTGCATACTTTACGGATTCGCAACAATCTTCATTTACTTATTCAAACGCACTTGATAAGCGTCGCGACCTGGTTGATTTTGCATTTAGAAATTACATGTCAATCATTGAGCAAAGGTTATCTTTTGCGGATTTCACTCCAGCAGGAAATCGCGTGTCGTTTGATTTAGACGACTTCCTTCGTGGCAATCCTTACGAACGCGCGCAGGTCTATGAAATCTTAAATCGTATCGGCGCAATGTCGATCGAAGAAATACGCGAGGAAGAAGACATGCTGCTATGAAAAAACTGATCACACCAATTGCAATCACGGCTGCCGATTCAAACAGTCGCACAATTACAGGGCGCATTGTCACATTCGAAGAAACTGGCAACGCTTCAATAGGTAAAGTGCAGTTTGCGAAGAATTCAATTGAAGCGACCCCAGTGCTTCTTAATCTTGAACACGACCGCACACGTCGCATTGGCAAAACACTTTCAATTCAATCAACCGATCAGGGCATTGACGCAACATTCAAAATTGCTGAAACAACTGCGGGAAATGACGCATTGGTTGAAGCGGCTGAAGGTTTGCGCGACGGTTTCAGCGTTGAAGTTTATTTTGACGAATACGAAACATTGAAAGACGGAACAGTGCGAATTTTAAAGGGTGAAATGACTGGTGTTGCATTAACGTCAGAACCTGCCATTCGATCAGCACGCGTTGCAGAAGTAGCAGCAACAGAAGGCGAAACAGAAATTTCAGATTCGACAATCGAACCTGAAGCACAACCAACAGAAGGAGAAGACGAAGTGGAAGACACCGTCAAAGACGCTTCAACCGCCGAAACGGTAGAAGCCGCCCAGTCAGTAACCGCAAACGTAAATGCTGCGGTCGGTGGTTGGACAACTAAGCCACGCTTAGAGTTCACCGCCGCTAAGTACCTAGAAAACACAATCCGCGCTTCATTGGGTGACGAGAATGCTCGTCAGTACGTTGCAGCAGCAGACGACACAACAGACAACGCAGGTTTAGTGCCTACACGTCAGTTAACTGAAGTAATCAATGGATTAGCAAACACGACAAGAAGTGCCGTGGACGCGATCAGCCGTGGGGTCTTGCCTGACGCTGGCATGTCTTTTGAAATTCCAAAGATCACAACAATGCCAACAGTGGCAGAAACTGCCGAAGCAGGCACACCTTCAGAAACTGATCAGGCTTCAAGTTTCCTTTCAGTATCCGTCAAGAAGTACGCAGGACAACAGACATTTTCCGTTGAATTGCTTGACCGTACTTCACCGCTATTTTTCAATGAGTTATTGACAAACATGTCAGCAGCGTACGCAAAAGCAACAGACCTAGCCGTCTACACTGCACTTGCAAGCGGTGCAACAGCCGACGCAACAACACTGACAACATACCCAACCGCAGCTGAATTGCTTGGTTTTGTTTCACGCGGTGCTGCTTCAGTTTATTCAAACACACAGGGATTTGCGCGCAACATTCTTGCGAACACTTCACAATGGGCAAACCTAATGACATTGAACGATTCAGGTCGTCCAATCTACATGGCTGCACAACCTTCAAACGCGGGTGGTTCAGTTCGTCCCGATTCAATTCGTGGAAACGTTGCAGGACTTGATCTGTATGTCACTGCAAACGTTCCGTCAGCAAACGACACTGACAAAGATGATTCAATGCTAATCATCAACCCAACTGCATACACATGGTATGAATCACCAACGTATCGCCTACGCGCTGACGTTATTGCTTCAGGTCAGGTTTCAGTTTCAGTTTATGGATACGGCGCAATTGCAACGAAAATCGGTGCAGGCGCATTCGGTATCAACAAGACCTGATAACTAACCCCAACTAATCATGCGGCGGGTTCTCCCGATCTCGCCGCAGCCGATCGAAAGGAAACGGACATGCCAGTCATTGTTACTGCAAGCCAATTGCGCACGGTGCTTGGCGTGTCCGTTTCACTTTATTCAGACAGTTACTTAGACGAAATCATCAACACCGCTGAAGCCGTCATTTTGCCCATGTTGGTTGCAAACACTTCAGCCGTTAACGCGTACAAATTAGAATCCAACACTGCTTATTTTTACACCGCACGCGAACACCATTTTGTTGCTGGTCAGTCAGTCATTGTTGCTGGTTTGCCTGCGCCCTTTACTGCAACACACACCGTTGTTACCGTCACGCCTTATTCATTTACCGCTGCATTGACTTCATCAGATGTCACATTGCGCGACATAATCCCAACAGGCACTGCAACACTTTCAGGCTATTCAGCAGCTGATCTATACGCAACAAGCGCACCAATCGAATCAGCAATTTTGGCAGTCAGCGTGGAAGTGTTCCAGTCACGCGTTGCAGCAGGCGGTCAGATCGAGGGCGTAGATTTTGCCAGTACGCCGTATCGCATGGGCAGAAGTTTGACCAACAGGGTGTCCACATTGCTTATGCCATTTTTAGATGTTGAGACGGTTGTTCAATAAATGCCAGCCAACGCCGTTTCGGAAACCCGCGCAGCCTTAGCAAACGCCTTTTCATCACTAGCGGCGACCTGCTATTCAAGCGTACCTGAAGCACCGATTCCACCAGCAATCGTCATTGTGCCCGATTCGCCATACATGGAAGTTGTGCTTATCGGTAAGGCAAAAACTCAGGTCAAGATCAATTTTGCAATCACTGCAATCGTTGCTTCCAATAGCAACGCAGGTTCATTAGACAACCTGGAAAAACTCATCATAGGAATTCTTGCGGCAATGCCCGCAGGATACGTCGTGGGCGTTGTTGAAAAGCCAACGGTGTTGGAAGTAGGTCAAAGTCCAATGCTGGTTGCTGACATCAATGTTTCGACTTACTACACTCAAACAACCTAGGGGACAAAATGCCAACGACAATCATTACGGGTCGCGATTTAGTCGTGACCATTGCAACCGTTAACTATGACGCGCAGGCGACCAGCGCAACACTCGCGAATTCACCAACAGTGGAGACGTACCAAACACTAGACGGCAAGGCTTACAAGCACATTGACGATCAGTGGACATTTGACATTTCAATGCTTGCAGACTGGGGTGCGGCTTCATCATTGTGTGAAGCACTATGGACTGCCTGCGAAACTGCACCAAACACAACACTGGCAGTTTCATTGACTGCGGTGACTGGTGCAGTGTTTGCATTCAACGTCATGCCAGTATTTCCAGCAGTCGGCGGGTCAGCACCTGACGCACAGACAGTTGACCTATCATTCATAGTGGTGGGAACACCTACTGAAACATTCAGTTAAAAACTACTAATCGGGAGACAAAATGAAGTTACCAATAACAATTGAATACAATAACGGCGACCAAATCACTTACACGGCGGCACCGCCTGAATGGGTGAAGTGGGAGAAGCAAACGGGTCACACCATTGCCCAGGCGCAAGACAAGATCGGAATTTCCGATTTAATCTTTCTTGCCTATCACGCCATGAAACGAGAAGCCGCTGGTAAGCCAGTCAAGCCAATCGAAGCATGGACGGAAACTATTTCCGAAGTGATCGTCGGTGAAGCAAACCCAAAAGCCACCCAGTCGGAAGCCTAAGTCGAATCGTTTGGGAGATAGCCCTGGCAACGGGGTTATCCCCAAATGAATTTGCAAGTGCCGAAGACATTTTGACGGTCATTGAGATTTTGGAAAGGCGGGCAAATGGCAACTGACGCGATCAGTTACGACAAAGAAGAATTGCGCGCCATTCTGAGATCATTCAAGGCAATGGACGAAGAAGCAACCCAGCAAACAAAAGAAGTGACCAGCGAATTGGCACAATGGGTTCAGGGGCAGATCAAATCAGCTGCGTCGTCAAAGACCCGCAACCTGGTTGATAATCGTGTTGCTGACGGTTCAAAGGTTTCAAAGTCGTCGAAGATCGGTGAAATTTCATTTGGTTATGCTGCACAAAAATTAAGCGGTGGCGGTACAACGCAACAGGTTTGGGGCGGTGCTGAATTTGGTTCAAATCGCTACAAGCAATTTCCAGTGTGGTCAGGTCGTGAAGGTCGCGGGTCACGCGGTTGGTTTATCTATCCGACACTTCGAAGCGTTCAGCCTGACATCATCAAAAAGTGGGAAGAAGCATTCTCAAAAATAGTTAGGAAGTACGACTAATGGCTGGCAGTCGTACCCTTAAACTTTCGATTCTTGGCGACGTTGACAGTCTTAACAAATCGCTGAAAACGGCAAGCGGTGACGTTGATTCATTTGGCGACAAGATCGGCAAGGCTGGCAAAGTCATTGGCGCGGCGTTTGTTGCCGCCGCCGCCGCTGCTGGTGCTTACGCAATCAAAATCGGCATTGAAGGCGTCAAAGCCGCGGTCGAAGACGAAAAGGCACAAACACAATTGGCATTGGCGTTGGAAAATGCCACGGGCGCAACCACTGCACAAATCGCTGCGACTGAACAATCTATCCTGAAAATGTCACTTGCCACTGGTGTGGCAGACGACGAATTGCGCCCAGCATTGGGACGCTTGGTTAGATCGACGGGCGACATTACGCAAGCGCAAGATTTACTTTCAACCGCCCTTGATGTAGCAACTGCAACAGGCAAACCGCTTGAAACGGTTGCCAATGCGTTGGGTAAGGCATACGACGGCAACACCGCGGCATTAGGCAAATTAGGCATTGGACTTTCAGCTGCTGAATTGAAAACAATGTCATTCGAGCAGGTACAAACACGCCTTTCAGATTTATTCGGTGGCGCGGCAGCGGCTAACGCTGAAACCTATGCAGGCAGAATTGCACGCGTTCAGGTTGCATTCGACGAAGCAAAAGAAACATTGGGCACTGCATTACTTCCAATCCTTGAAAAATTATTGGACTTCATTAACGTCAACGCATTGCCAGCGATCAACGCATTTTCAAACGCGTTCAGCCTGACCGACAGTGACGGATTCGGCAAAATTGTCAGCGACGTGGGCACGACAATTAAAGACACAGTGCAACCAATCTTCACCGCCTTTCAAGGTGGGCTGGTAAAAATCAAAAATGTTATTGTCGAAAACAAAGAGAGTTTCGAAGCATTTTGGGACGTGGTCAAATACGTTGCGCCGCTAATCGGGGCAACAATTGGCAAAGCAATTGACGTGGTTGGCAGTATTGCTTCAACAGTTTTGTCACTTATTTCAAAGGTATTGGCTGCAATCAAACCATTGCTGAACACCGCCATTGACGGAATCAACCTAATTATCAGGGGCTACAACGCGGTTCAATTTGGCAAAGACATTCCCTACATTCCAAAAATCGGCGCGTCAGTCGGAACACCAGGATTTAGCGGCACAATGCCAAATGGACAAAGTTTTAGCACGGCTGGGGCGGTTGGCGAAGTCGATCTATCAAAAGAAGATCAAGCAATTTTAGCTGCAAGCAAAGCGGCAGCCATAGCCGAATCCAAAATTATCATTGCGGGACAGGCAAAGGGTTTAAGCGCAGCCGAATCTTTAGCAGCCGCCGCAGCTGCAAAAACTTCCAATGTTGTCACGGGTTCATTTAACGCAGGTTCATTCCGTGAAGCCGAATCGGCAATGAGTAACACAACAATCAACCTGACGGTAACGGGCGCATTTGACAAAGAAGGCACTGCGCGAACAATTATTGAAACATTAAACGATTCTTACTACCGCGGAACGGGCGGCGGAATCAACATTTTGGGCGTAGCATGACGCAGTGGTCGCCCGTTTGGAAGGTCACAATCGACGGCGTTGAATACACTGACGCGATTTTGGCAAACCTTGTTGTTCGTAGCGGTCGCACAAACATTTATGAACAAGCGCAAGCGGGTTACACGAACATTCAATTGATAGATGTGAATCAAATTGCAGTTCCTGTTCAAATCAATTCGACCATTTCGGTGCAGGTTCAAAACACCGCTGGAACATTTGTGCCCATTTTTGGCGGCAATGTGGTTGACATTGGTTTGGAAGTCCGAGACGTGGGCACGACCATGTTCACGCAGACTTATTCGATCACGGCATTGGGGGCATTGGCACGTTTGCCAAAGGCATTGACCAATGGCGTGCTTTCCAAAGAATTTGACGGCGATCAAATTTATGACATTTTGAGTGACGTTTTATTTAATACTTGGGCTGATGTCGCAGGTGGGGTCACGTGGGCAACCTACACACCAGCGACGACCACTTGGGCAACGGCTGAAAACAACGGTTTGGGTGAAATCGACCAACCTGGCAATTACGAATTGGCGGCGCGTTCAAGCGATCGAACCGACGTTTATTCATTGGTTTCGGCTTTGGCAACTTCGGGTTTGGGCTACATTTTTGAAGATTCTGCGGGTCGCATAGGTTATGCCGACAGTACCCACCGCACCCAATACTTGACCGCCAACGGATACGTCGATCTCACGGCAAATCATGCCCGCGCAGCAGGATTAAAAATTCAAACCCGTGCAGGCGACGTTCGAAACAATGTCACGATCAAATACGGCGCAACCAGCAGCAGCGAACAATCTGCCAGCGATACGGATTCAATTAACGAATACGGGCAACTTTCACAAATTATCACAACGACGCTTCACAATGCAGCTGACGCAACTAGCCAAGCAAATTTCTATTTGGCACTGCGCAAGACACCGCAAGCCATTTTTTCCGAAATTACATTTGACCTTACAAATCCCGAATTGGACAACACCGACCGCGATAGTCTCATCAATGTCTTCATGGGCATGCCAGTCTCGGTCAACGATTTACCCTTAAACATGGGTTCAATTTTTCAAGGCTTTGTCGAAGGCTGGTCGTTCCAAGCCGCTTACAACAGACTATCCGTGACATTGACTGCAACACCCACGTCGTATTCGTTGCAGGCTTTGTCTTGGGACGAAATTTCCAACACATTTACTTGGTCGGGCGTGTCGCCAACGCTTGACTGGGCGCGTGCAACAATTATCACCTAAGAAGGAGACAACATGGCAAACCCAACCACGAATTATGGCTTTGTGCTTCCAACGTCGAGCGACTTGGTCACAGACCTTCCAGCCGATTTTGACATTGCATTGCAAGGCGTTGACACACGGTTGAAAGCATTGAACCCAGAAACAACATTGGGTGACATTTCTTACGCTTCCGCGACGGCAAACACAAACACCCGCAGGGCAATTGGTACAACTGGACAGGTTTTGACGGTTTCTGGTGGCGTTCCAGTTTGGGCGACGCCAGCCGCTGCGTCATTGCCCGCATTTTCTGCTTACGGATCAAGCAATCAAACACCAACAGTGAATGTTTGGACAAAAGTGACATTAAATACTGAGGATTTTGATACCGCTTCCAATTTTGACACTTCCACTTCAAGATTTACACCAACGACCGCGGGCTATTATCAAATAAATGGCGGTTTAGAAATTGGAACAAGCACATCTAGCGCGCAACTTGTTGCAATTTACAAAAATGGAACTATTCATAAGTATGTTTCTGCATTCGTAAACGCACAAGCACCAACAATTTCCGTTGGTAGCGTCGTTTATTTTAATGGAACAACGGATTATGTAGAATTATACGGTCGTGGAACCGCTGGAACGATTACATTTTATGCTGGTTCAACAGGAACTTGGTTCAATGGAGTAGGAGTTAGAGCATGACAATTTATGATCAAATTATTAAGGCTTACGCAGAACTATCGGATTTAGTTTTATTTGATAAAAACATTATTTTGCAAAATGATTCCGACGGATTAGGCGATTACATTGCGAAATGGGATTATTCAAAGGCAATTCCAACAGGGTTAAAACTAGGCAAATGACATTTCCACAAGGCACAAACGCCCGATTGATCGAAGTCGCAGCAGCTGAAGTTGGCACAATAGAAGAAGGCGACAACCTGACAAAGTATGGCAAATTTACAAAGGCAGACGGTTTGCCCTGGTGTGGTTCATTCGTTAATTGGTGTGCCAACGAAGCGGGCGTCAAGATTCCGTCAATGGTTTCAACGGCGCAGGGCGCACACAAATTGAAGGAAATCAACCGCTGGTCGAGCATGCCGCAATTGGGCTACCTGGCATTTATGGATTTTCCACATGACGGCATTGATCGCATTTCACACATTGGCATTGTGGTTGGGCTAATCGACACAAAGACATGCTTGACGATCGAAGGCAACACCAGCGGGACAGGCGACCAGCGCAATGGCGGCATGGTCATGGTTAAGGTTCGGTCTTACGGTGAAGGCAAAGAGATAGTCGGTTTTGGTATTCCAAAGTTTGTGCCCTATAAGGGAGAATTTCCAAAGGTAGAAGCACCAGCAACATCAACTGCAAAACCTAAGAAGGAGACAAAAAAATGGAACAAGCCAAAGCCCTAGCAGCGTCGTGGGCGCGTTCATTCATGGCAGCAGCACTTGCCCTATACATGGCGGGTGTAACTGACCCTAAGACCCTTGCAATGGCAGGCGCGGCAGCAGTCGCACCAGTCGTTTTGCGCTGGCTTAATCCAAACGACAAAGCCTTCGGTTCTACGGGGAAGTGAACCGCAGATTCGCAGCGGCTGGGTTGGTTTGGGCACTTGCACTAACCCAGTCCGCATGCGGGTATCAGGGGTGGACACGTTATGAATGTCAAGAATTCGACAACTGGGGCAAAGCGCATTGCCAAAAACCGCAATGTCTCCCCACTGGAACATGCACTGACGACCTACTTGGAATTGAATCGCAACAGACCCGCACGCCGTAAGTCACCCGAAGAAGTTCACGCGCAGCTGATTCTTATAATTGGTTCAACCCTGGCAGCGGTGTTTTTGGTCGTGACCGTGGGAATTACTTACGCCCTTATTTTCGTCACGCAACCAGTCAGCGCGCAAGCACCCAATGACGCAGCGTTTATCGATCTACTGAAGACATTGGCAATTTTTCTGACTGGTTCATTGGGTGGGGTACTTGCTGGCAACGGACTGAAATCAAAGCCAAAGCCGATCGACACGCCGACAAACACGCAAGGTTCTTGACCGCGCGCCAATCATGCGTCACCCTGACTTCAGGTGGTAGCAGTTACCGCCTAGAATCGGGAGAATTCAAAATGGTACTTGATCTATTAGACCCAGCAACATTGGGTCGTTTGGTGGGGATTATTGTCCTCATGATTATGGGCGGTGCAGTCGGTTACGCCAAAGGGTTCAAAGAAGGCAAACGCGAAGGCATGGCACGCCGCAAGGCAATGGTTCGCCACATGGCAAACAAGGCGGTCAAATAATGGCTGGCTTCCTGGACAACTACGAAGACGTTGCAGCACGAATCAAGCGTTTTTGGGAAACACACCCAACTGGTCGAATTGAAAATCACATTGTCGAATTCAATGCTGAAAAGGGTTTTATTCTAGTTCAGACCCAAATCTTCAAAGAGTACGAAGACGAAAAGCCTTCGGCGATCGATTACGCATTCGGCAACGTGGCAACCTACAACGTCCAAATGAAGAAATTTTT